TTATTCCATTTCCAGCTCGTCGATTTTAACCTCAAGATCCAGCGACGTCGTAAACCCGCTGCCGTTCAAACTGTGCGTTACTGTGACCAGCGTCCATTTTGCTTCGTCGATCTCACGCTTAAAGCCTTTGACTGTGACAGGTGCCTCCGGGTAAAGCTCTGCACGGCCTCGCGCCAGCTGGATCGAGAAAGTGGCGACGCCGCGCTGTATCCGTTCCCAGTTGGCTTTTGCCGCGCGCTGGGCGTTGTATTTTGTTGCGTAGGTATGGCGTAACACCAGGACGTTTTCATCGCTGCCGACCAAGTATTCACCCTGTTTTTCTTCCTCAACCATTGGCTTTTTCTTGCGGCGGCGCTTGACCTTGACCGGCTCGCTTTTCGCGGCGCGTGTGTTTAACCAGTTCGCCACCACGCCCGTATATGCCCCGCGATCGGTCAACGTGAATTGATGACTGTCGCCCGACTGGCGATTGATTAGCATTTCAGGGATCTGTTTGCCATTGATGGTCTGATTTTGCCCCTGTTTGAAGAACAGCAATTTGCCGTTTTTTACAGCGGCAACCGCGCCATTTTCCTTCGCTAAGCGGGTGATGAAGCTCCCGTCCGACTCGTTGGTTTGGTCGATATGAGGAATGGCGATATCAGCCATATTTTTATTGATGACCGGCGTTAGCTTGTTGCGAGTGGCGACGGTTTTCACGATATCACCCAGAGTTTTCTTGTGATAGGAGTTGTCGCGCTGCACGTTTAGCGTTTGTCGAAAATCAGCGCTGCGTGCCGTAATAGTCAACTTATCCGGCGCGCCAGAATGTCCGATTTCATCCACCACAAACAGCCCTTTATCGATCGTGCCGGTATCTTTCCAGCCGATGGCCACGGCGATGCTGACGCCGCGAGGGGGAAGCATCAGGCTGCTGTCGCTGTCGTCAAGCTCGATCTCGAGCTGGTCAGCCTCAAAGCCCCGGTTATCGGTCAGGGTCAGGCCCAGCAGTTTTTCGCTCACCTTCCCGGTAATATCGACACCGTCAATCTTCAACGTAAAGGCCGGCGTATTGCTGCCGCCGATCTTGTCCAGGGTGTCGAGCAGGCTCATGACAAAAGTCCCCCGACGGTGTCAGATACTTGAGTGGCGAGATCTTCAAATTGCTGGGATAAATCACCGAACATGTCTTTTAACCCTTCATCCGTGCGCTTCAGCGTGATGGTAAACTCTATGCGCCTGGCGGATCCGTCCTGAAAGAAAACGGTTTTGCTACGGGTCAGGCTCTCGATCACGAACATGCCATGAATCGCGCCGCTGCCTTCGATAAGCGACCACGCCTTGCCTGTTTCCGCCATCAGCTGTATCGCCATAAGCGACACTCTGCCGCCGGTCAGCTCCGGCAGCAGGACGCCGCTCAATGTGATTGTTTCATCGTCCGGCCCCAAAAACTGACTTTGTGGCCGAAGCCCGACGCGGCTGTTTGTCGGGTGTCTCCATGCCATCTGGTGCTGAAATTCCTGGTATGGAACGGTTTGAAGCATGAACACGAACATGCCTAATGCCATCATCATAATGATCATCCTCACTCAAAATCGTTATAACTGCTGTTCACCTTGGCGCGCGCCTGACGTTCTCTCGCGTCCAACTGCCTGGCGACTTCCCGCGCTATATCTAACGCGCTTTGTCCTGGCTGCGGATTGATTGTTATCGGTGCGTGGATCTCGACAATTGGCGCGTTGGTGCGCTGATAGGATGCGCTACCGGCGGAGCGGTATTGGTTCCCGGCCAAACTGTGCGGGTGTAGTGGGGCATCCGCTGCTGTTGCGCTATTCATGAATAGGGCGGCAACGGCGGCCATTGCTGCCGTATTTCGGCGGCTGGTGACGTTGGCCGGCCCGTTGACAATCTCCGGGCCGTTCTCGCCAACGATGCCGAATTTTCCCAGTGGGATCGTGCCGCCCGTGTCGTACATGCCGCTAAATCCCATAGAGGGGAAGCCGCCTGGGGGGAGCACTACCTTGCCGTCATTGCCGACGGTTGCATATTTTTGCCGTATGGCCTGAGTTGGCGCTCCGGCTTTTGCCGCTTCCGCATTGACGACGCCAAGCTTGTCGAGTAACCACGAAACGGCAGATTTCAGAGTGTCAAGTGGATGCAGTGCCATGTTGAAGGCGTTCGCTAAAAACTCGCCAAATGCCTTACCGGATGCCCCTGCGCTATCAAGTTCTTCCTTTGTTGACTTCACTGGTGTTAAGAGGTCGGTAAACCATTTCCATAACGCTTTTACTTTGTCGCCAATCCACTCAAATACTGGCATTAGCGGTGCAAATGCCTCTTTTATGGGGGCTGCTGCGGCTTTGAATCCCTCAACAACGCCGACCAAAAACGCTTTAATGGGTTGCCAATATTTGTAAATTACCAACCCAACTCCAGCAAGGGCGATAACAATTAACCCTATGGGGCTTAGCAATGCGCCAAACAGGCCACTAACCCCTGTAATAGCAAAACGCAGGAGTCGTAGTGGTGAAGTTGCCACCCACTTTAAGACGCCACCAATTTTCTGCATCCCTTGGAAAAGTCCCGGCAATGTTCTAATACCCAGCACCTGCATACTGAGTCTTAACATGGCAAAAGGCCCAAGCAGTGCCGCAATAGCCAACATGAGAGCGCCGCTTACTGTTGCCAGTATTGCCATCCCTGCTGCACCCAGAATGAAATATTTAGCCAATTGCGGGTGCTTATCAATAAAGGCTGAAACGCTGGTCAGCGCATGATTAATCAGCGTTAACCCCTTAACATACAGAGGAAGAACATTATCCCCAAGCTGCTTATAGAGATCTCGCTTTTTCGCCTCAAGTATCAGCTCTTGCCCTGGTGCTGTTTTTTCACCATTGTTAATAATGGTGTTCATATCTTGTACTTTCTTACCAGCTGCCATTTGTTTAGTAATGTTTTCGCGCTGGTTGTACATGGTTGCGAACAGATCAGATGCAGTTCTGTTAGAAAACAGATCGCTTATCTTTAACTGTATTCCTTCCTCTGATAAGCCCGGATACCTTTTTTCAATACGAGGTACAACCTCCTCCATTAAGTATTTAAATGGTGCGGAATTGAATTTATCTTGGTTTACCAGATTGAAATCTTTTACATGACCAGTTTTTGAATAGGTAACATTATCGATAAGCCCGATTTTGTCCATTTCATCTTTGCTGCGCTCTTTAATGCGTTTGCTGATCCAGTTTTGGCGCGCTGAGTTCAGGGCGTTACCGGTTCTTTCACCGCCCATTTCTTGGATTAGGTGAGAGAATGCATAAAAATATTCGTCCCGGCTGATATCTTTAGCGGCTAGACCGCCGGTTTTCATAAAATCATTGGTGTCTTTTGGCGTGACGATGGTTTGTGTGACGGCAAACGCCTTTACCGACTCATTGATAAAACTGGCGAATTGCTTTGGATCCTGAATCTCATTACGCAGCTCGGCGTTCTTCAGCATGGCATATGACAGTTCGCTGAAGGCATGGGTTTGTTCTGGCGTTAATAGCCCTTTGGCGCCCAGCATGTTGATTGCTGTTTCGGCTCGCGCCAGTTGTACTGTAGCATCCTGGGTGTGATGTTCATCGCGGGTGATGGCATAAGCCTCGCCATATAGCTTCATCAACTCGGATTGGCTATTACCGATCACTGGGTGGGTTTGGACAAAGCGCTGTGCGTCGTTGATTTGTCCGTTCGTCACGCCCTGAGCACGGAATCGCTCAACATGCTGACTGTATTGTGCCGACTCTTCCAGAACGGGTTTGATTCCGCCCAGCATCACTTTGCCGGATATCAGCATACCTGCGCCAGTACCGGCTAGCTGGTTGCGCACCCCCATTGTATTTTGATACCGTGAACGAGCATCCGAAAGCCGCTTTTGTTGTGCCGCTGCACGTTGCAATCTTTGTTCTTGCTCTTGTAACTGGCGGTTATAACGTCCAGTTTGAGAAGTTATCTGTCGAGTTGCGCCCGCACCATCTTTGACCGAAACACCCATACGGTACATTTCGGCTCTTATTTTATTCAGCTGCGCAACTTCCTTGCCCTGAGCTGATTCAAGTTTGTTAACCGCTGCCCATTGCTCTTCAAGGGCTTTTGTTTGCTTCTTCGTGGGATTTTGCTGCGCGGATAGCTCGCGCGTCATCATCTGCGCTTTTAGGCGCGCACTATCAAGTGCTGATGCAATATTTTTACTCGAAGATTGAAGCGCCTTGAAATTTGCAAGATTTGCCCCTGCTTTATCGAGGTTCTTCAGCTGCTCTTGAGTTGCTTTAACAGAAGCGGCCAGCGCTTTATTGCTGGCCTGCATGGATTTAAACGGGCGGGTGACTTTATCGACCGCGCTCAGTAAAACCTGCAATCGGAGGTTTTTGTCACTCATCACTTGCCCCACTGCGGATTATGGCTTTATGCCGCCACTCCAGCAGCTCGGCCAGCGGCATTGAGTCGGTGACGGTCGGCGGCCAGTGGAAGACGGCGGCAATATCCGCCGTCAGATCTTCTACTGTCAGCTGTTCAGGAAATCTGACCTGACCGAATTCGGTAAGAAAAAAATCGCCACAGCTTGCGACAGCTGATAAAGGTCAGCCGGATCGAGGTTGGCAACCTCAGCCGCCGTCAGGTTCGGCGTGGTAATACGCGGCAATACCCTGATCAGGGAATCTACGTCGGTTTCAATCAGCGCCTGCAAACGGGTGCCGCGCAGCGCGCCGGAATTCGGCTTGTTGATGGTCACTTCGGTGATCTGCGTGGTGCCGCGCACGATTGGAACGTCCAGGGTGATCGGTTGGTTGGTCGCCAGGTCAGCGCCGTCTGTCGTCTGTTTTTCTTTCATCACGTTATCCTAATAATTGGTGCTGTTTAGGCGGCCCCTGCGGGTCGCATGAAATACCTGTCAGCGGGCGATTACAAGCCGATGGCGCGGCGGTGCTCCGCCAGGCGATCAACGCCATCAATGATCTCGACCATGTTCACCGTGTCGATTTCCATCAGGACGCTGCCATCCCATGTCAGCTTGAAATAGGTGTTCTTGGCGCTCAGCTTGGTCTGCGTGTTGTCGCCCTGCTTGTAGTTGCCATGATCAAACTCGGAGAAACGTCCGCGCATGACTACCTCGACGGCAATGATCTCTGCGGTGTCGTCACGCTGGAACGAGCCAGCGAAGCGCAGGAGGACGCCGTCAACCTTGGCGCTCCCCCATTGCTTGTAAATCTGCGCCTCAATGCCGCCGAGCGTGATCTCTGCGTCAAGTGCGCCATCATCCAGCCCCAGATCAACGTTGGCGCTACCGTTCATGCCACCGCCCCGGAATGCCTCCAGCTTTCGCGTCAGCTTCGGCAGGGTGATTTCTTCAATAACGCCCTGATAGCTGTTGGCGTCATTGAACAGATTCAGGTACTTCAGTTTGCGTGGTAAGGCCATCGTGTCCCCCTTAACTGTTCACGTTCTGGGTGAAGTTCATCAGATACTTGTCGGTGATGCGCTGGCGCAGCAGCAGATTTTCGAGCGGCGGCACTGGCGTATAATCGTAATCCAGCACCAGTTTTCCGGCTTTCAGGGTGTCCTTGTCGTTGGCCGCTTCATCAATCCAGCAATTACCGTCAACGATGTAACCCCCGTTTTTCAGCCTGCGGAACTTGGCGTTGATGCCCTCGATAACGTCCTTGGCAAGGGAAGGGTGCAGCGGCTGATCTACGGCCCACATCTGCGCCTCTGCCATCGTGTCGGCCACCACTTGCGCGGTGCGGGTGTAGTTTTCGAACTGGAACAGCGGATCGTCGGAACAGGTGCGCGACCCCCAGAAGCGGAATCCGTCTTTGCGGATCAGCGTGGTAACATCGTTTTGGTTCAGCAAGTTGGCATCGGTGGCCGTATCCTGCAAATCCCAATAGACGTCGGCGCTGATGCCGGTCACGCCGTTAACGCCGACGTTGGACAAGGTTTTGTGCCAGCCGACCTGCTGATCAAGCTTGGCGCGCAGCCCCAGCGCGCGGGCGGTCGCGAAAGCTGTTGCTGATGCATTGGTCGTGGTATCCCAGCTTAGGAAATCCGGCCAAATCAACATCGCTTCGCGCTGGTTGAAGTTTTTGCGGTAGTCGAGCGCGTCGGATACCGTCTTGCAGCCATAGGCGCTGAGGTAGGCGAAGGCTCGGAGGCTTTGCGCCACGGCTAGCAATTCAGAGGCGACGGCTTGGTTATCGTGGCCCGGAACGCCCAGAATGCGGGGTTTAACGCCAAGTTGACTCTGTGCAGCTAACAGGGCTTTCAAGCCTGTTTTTTTGCCTTCGGTGGTCACTCCGCCGACGATATTGGTTGTCGTCTCGGCTTCGGTTTCGCCTTGGTCTACACGCACCACGACTGTGACGGGCTTGGCCTGAGCGGCGATGGCATCCAGAGAGCGGGCGAGAGTGCCGGTTTCGCCGGCCTTGCCGCTGGCGGACAGGACGTCGGTAATTAGTACGGGGGTGTTTAACGGGAATGCTTTCGCGTCGGCGTCGTCACCGGTACAGACCATGCCGACGATGGCGGTGCTGACAGTGGTGATGGTGCGTGTGCCTTCGTTGATTTCCTGCACGCGCACGCCGTGATGATAGTCTTGAGCCATTAGGCGGATCTCCTGTAACGGTGTTCCCCTATGGTGTCGGTAGTGCGCGGCTAATGCATTCGGTGGGCTTTGTGTGGTGGCTGGCACAAGGCGGCAGCTTTCTGGCTGTCATTGAGGCGATAGCCCGCATTGTTTGCAGGCTATCGTTTTTGGGTCAATGATTTTCAGCGTTTATACCGCCAATTGTTGCAAATGACTCATCATCATAAAATTTGCCGTCCTTCTCGTTGTAGAACATGCCAATTTGACAAAGGCCATCCCCATCCACCGTAAATCGAATAAGGTCGTAACCCTCTAAACTTAACGAATCGTCAGCGACAATGATGTTGTCCACCTTAGTCTCGCCGGTTTTAACTACGGCATAGCTTCCCGTTTTCATTATGAAAATTCCTCAATAATGACAATGCCCGATGCACCATCACCACCTTTGTACATCGTTCCGACATAGCTGACGTCGTAAGCGCCGCCGCCACCGGAACCCGGCGCGTTGCCACTAACCCCGCCGCCAGCCCCTGCGCGACCTCCACCCCCAAAATATGAGCAACCGCCGATGCCTGCCATCATGACAGAACCCGATTGTCCATCGGCTCCCGAACCGCCGGTGATGCGGATATCACCGGTGGTGGCGGTTCCTCCACTGCCACCTGCGGTATTTGAAACACCCGGTTTGCCGCCGCCGCCGCCACCTGGTGCCGAAAACAAGGAAGAGAAGGACGATACACCGCCACCTCCCCCGTTAGCTGCTCCCAGTCTTCCCACACCACCACTGCCAATGGTTATTACATAACTGGCTGCGCCAGTCAGCGTAAATTGGGTAATGACCGTTGCACCCGCGCCACCGCCTGCGCCAGAAAAGGTTTCGGTGTTGTTGTGAGACTGGCAGCCACCACCACCGCCGCCGCCACCCGTTAGTGTGATGCGAATAAATTTAGCGCCTAGCGTTGGCTTATAAGTCCCGCTGGCCGTGAACGTCTGCGTATTGAGTAGCAGTCCGGAAGGTTTGTCTTCCGACGTATACACCCGCGACCACTTCACGCCGTTAGCAGGTGTATTTGATGAACCAATAAATGCAATGCCTCCCCCAGATACCGCAACATAGCCAGTAGAAGGCGTCCCGTCGCAAGGAAGGCAAACAACCCCATAATCACCGCCGCCAGGCGTGCTGGTGCTACTGGCATTAATGCGATAAATCTGCGCAATGTTGCTAAAGGCGTCACTACGGTGCTGTGGGCCAACTCCCAGGCCAAAAGCCCCTACCGCCATCACATCACCTAAACTGGTTCCGGTGTTTTTTGTTGCAGCTGTACCCAACTCAAGCGCCTCTCGTGCGGCCGATTTGTCACTAACATCCGTTAGGTTTTTGGCGATTTTTAAAGATTCATCGCTGAAGGATTTTACGCTGATATCAACGTACTCACGCGTTGCAAGCACGACCGAAGGGTCAATTTTTAGGGTGATTGCCGACGTGCTCGACACAATCAAAATCATGCGGATAGTTTGTGTGCGGCCACAGCCTTCCTGTAACTGAGGCTTGTAGGTTTCTGGACAGTTTGCAACGGCAATTAGTATACCTTCGTCGTCATAAAGCCCAATCTCTCGGATCCAAAAGCCGCCTTCGTTTTCGGGAATAATCTGTTCCGCGATAATTTGGCTGGAGTTGTTTGGATCAACTTCTAGAAGATTCAACGGCGCGATGCGCTTTTGGTTGATAAGATTAGTCTGCTCCGGTTCTGGTATCGGCAGCGTTCCATTAGCATCACCTACGGCCATCTTCGTCAGGTTTAGTTTGGTGCCTAGTGCCGTCGCGTTCGCCAGCCTCGCTGCGCCCTGATTGGTTATAATGGCAAAATATTTCGCGGTCATACGTTCACTCTCATGTTATCAATCAAATTGATGGCTGCGGCCGGGTAACATTCACCGCCGACGGTAATTTTTTCCGGAGTGTATGGGTAAACGGTCAGCGCGTCGCCGTGGTAGCATGCTGAACCGACATACAGTTCCCCGGTCGAACTCAGGCTGATAGCCAACCCAGTCAGGTGGCGACTTGCCGGTTTGGCATCATCAATCAGGCGCTCAAGTTCCCGATACATTTCTTCGGTGATACCGCTATCCAGTACGCCAACGACGAGGCGGAATGTGCCTGGCTCCTCGTCAAGTTGCCACCACTCGCGCACCTCAATCAGAAAGCCGAGAGGTTCAACCACCCGACGCAATGCGCTGATGGTGCCTTTGTGCTGATGGACGAAAAATGAGGAAGCAATAACGCTGCGTTTTGTCGCCTCTGTCCACCTCTCATCCCACCTGTCGACTGACAGCGCCCACGCCAGATATGGCAGTAGATTTACCGGGCAGGTGCGCCAGTTCCACAAAGTGCGCAATGGTACTGGTACGCGTTCAATCTCAGAAAGCGCAGCAGCAGCGGCAACTTCCAGTGACGTCGAACCAACGGGTAACAATCGATCATTCATCCGAACCCCCGATAGTTATCCTGTAGCCGGTGCAGTTCGACGCCTGCGATTTATTAAGCACAATGTCTGTTTGCGGTGATGCCAGATCTACACGCTGTACGCCTTCAACATGCAGCGCCGCATAAATGGCTGATAGGCGGATATCACGTCCGAGGCGGTGCTGCGTGCTGATATAGTTCTGTAGCTTTAGCGTCGACGCCCGTCTGATGGGTTCAGACTCGGGGCCTGGGTAAACGTAGAGTGTCGCGTCAATCTGATAAGGCACGATCTCGGCTGACTGGACTATCACTCGGTCGCCCACAGGGCGCACAGTTTCGGCATTAAGTGCCTTCTCAACAATTGCCAACAATTCAGGGCTGGCGGTACCGTCACCATCACGGGATAACACGGAAATTGTCACGTGGGCAGGCAATGGGCTTTCGACCGCGACGTCAGCGACTCGCCCGTCGGCGCTTCGACCATGATATTCATAAGCGCCGACCGGCCCCGCCACACTCAAGCCCTCAAACGCTTGTTGTGCACGTAGCCGTAAATCGGCGTCGGATTCCATGACGGCAGGTGTTGGCGGGATGGTGGTATCATCCGCCGGAGTGACAGTCAGACGTTCGGTATTGTTGTTCCCGGCCATGACGTCGAGGTCATCTTCTAAGGCATAAGCCAGCATGACCGCCTGCGCGGCCTCATTTACCCGCTGGCGCAACAATATTTCACGGTATGCTGATTCTTGCAGGACTTTGACGATCGGTTCTGACTCATAACCCAAGGTGCGGCGCACCGCTTCCCGTTCTTCCTCCGGGTAAAGGCTGATCAGGCGCTCTTTTCGTGCATTAAAGATCGTTTCATAGTCCAGCAATTCAATGACATTGGGGCGTGGTAGCTGACTCAGGTCAATTGTCGCCATTATCGCCCCCTTATCGGTAATGAAAATTCAATGCGGCCGGCGGTATCGGTTCGGTTGCCGACCAGGTCAACAACCATTTTCCCGTCCATGTTCGATGTGATGTTGACGGCGGTCAGGGATATGCGATCTTCCCAGCGCAGCACCGCACAATAAACAGCGGCCATCATCTGAAGCTTGAGCGCCGGATTTTGCGGCTGGTCGATCAGGGCCGACAGCTGAGAGCCGTATTTGCGGCGCATGACGCGGCTACCGACGGGGGTAATCAAAATGTCGCTGACAGACTGGCGGATGTGGTCGATCTCGCTGATAGCCTGGCCGCTGTTACGGTTCATGCCGAGATACATCATGATGTTGGCCCCCCGGTGTTGCCGCTGCCGTTCTGTACGTTGCCGTGATAATGCAGATGGACGATCATGCCGTTGGAATTAAAGCCTCCGCCGGTGTGGGTGATATTTCCGTACATTTCACCGCCGTATTTCAGCAGCAGCGAGCCGGCGATCAGCTTGTTGGTGCATTTCACGACGGGTGCATCCAGCGTGATCATCTGGCCGGCGGTAACGACTACGACGTTTGACGTGGCGCTGATTTTCTCAGCAGCCTGGATATCGGCGTATTTCATGCCGTGCGCCGTTAGCGTGCTGCTCTCTGGTTGGTACTCAATGACCGCGCCGTCGGGAAAATCAATACATACGGCATCGGGTGAAGAGGATGGCGCAGGGTGCTGATCAGAGAACACGGCAGGCAGCACAAAGCCGGTGGTCATCTCACCGAAAATGCTCAACACGATCACTTGTTCACCTACCGACGGGGCCGACCAGAAGCGCACACGGCCGGCGCGTGGCGTCAGCCAGTTCAGCCAATCGGTTTCATTCGCGCCGGTTCGTACGCGGCATAAGCCTTTCGCCGTATCCACGTCGGACACGGTGCCGATGCGCACAATGTTAGCCAGGCGGCGGCGTAGTTCAGGGAGGATTGCATTCATACCGCCAGTGTGACGCGTGCGGGCGCGGGGGGCATGTGATGCGCCTTGTGCCATCGCTGGCACAAGGCGGCGGGGATGTGGTTATTTGGCTATGTGGGTCAAGGCCAGATCCTTGATCCATTCGATATCGTCGTCAGTAAAGCCGAGCAGTTGCCGGCGCTCATAACGCACTGTCGGGCCGTTCCGGCTGACTTTATCACGTAGGCCGTAATGGTGGACGGCGGACAAATTCGCCACGGCGGCGGCGAAGGTAACGGCGGCTTCATCGGGGCCGGATTCCGTCTTCATAAAGCGTGCGGTGCGCAAGCGCGTGAACATCTTGCGGCGGATGCGGCCCTGTTTGTCCCGGCGCTTGTTCTTGCGCGGGACGTAGGGGGAACCGTCCGGTTTTTTTTGCTCTTGAATATGCTTTTGCTGGCGCTGGCGCAATTCTTTCGCCACCTGGAGCGTGAACACGCGCCGCGACTGCGGGGAAAGCTGTTGGAGCAATACAGAAAGTGTATCGTCCAACGTCTGGAAATCGTCTAAGCGGGCCATGCTGTCATCTTCCGGCCCTGCATCCAGATCTCAAACTCGGTGACGTTGTTCGGCGGAGGTGGCGGTTCCTCAGCGTGGCTGACGTGTAGCTTGCCGTTTTCCTCTTTGACGATCACGCGCTCTGTCAGTTTCAAGTCAATGCTGATATCTCTCACCCCGTTATTCAAGAAATCCGCCTCAAAGGTGAAGCCGTCGCCGCGCTTATCCGGGTTCGCCATAATGTCCGGCTGATTGGTGCGCAGCCAATGCAGAATAGGGACGATCAACAGATTGGCGTCATCAGCGTAGTTGGTCACAATCATGTTGAGGGTGTATTGATACTCAAACGACAGCGACGGGGCGAAGGTGCTGTAAATCGTGCCCTTATCAATAAAGATATGCAGAAAATCAGGGTTTTCTCTGATGTGACTGACGGCGTCACCCAAGGCGGCGCGCAGGGAGTCCGGTTTTAACATGGCAGCTCCTACGGTTGCGCCAGGCAGATGTCGCGAATGTAGTCTTGCAGCCCGGCGATCTGTATGTTGGCGGTTTCTATTCGCGTTCTGAGGGTGAAATAATCCCGTTGAGCGGCGTCAGTAAGTCGGGCGGCGGCTGCATCAGCCATGCCGGAGGGGCCGGCGGACGAGCATGAGGCGTGGAGGCGCAGCCGGCGGCGGCCATCATCAACATCGCGTTGCAGATCATCAGTTTTATTTTTTGCATTGGTCAGCTCTCGGCTTCGGTTTTCTTCGATGCTGGCGACGGCTATTTGCATTTTATTCTGCCACTCGATCTGGCCGGCCAGTCTCTTGTTGTCGCTTCGCAACGTTTCGCGTTCCTGGCGCAGCCCCTGATTGCTGTAAACCAGAAACGCCAGCACACAAAGCGCGATCAGTGTGATGCCGGCGGCCAGGCGGGTCATTTTTGCCCCCAGGTGCAGACCTCGTGTTCAATATCGCGGCGATTCATTAAGCCTTTCCACGGCTTACCGCCGGCATAAATCCACTGGCGCAGGCCGTCGCATGCACCTGCATAGTCGCCGGCGTTCAGCTTGCGCAGCAGGGACGAGCGCTCAAAGGCGCTGACGCCCACGTTATAGCTGAAACTGTTCAGGGCGGCTTTTTGATACTCTGTCGCCGGCACTTTTACCGATCGATTGACCAATCGCTCAAAGGGGATCAGGTCTTTATCCAGGATTGCCTTGCATTCCGCCTGGGTATAGCGCTTGCCCGGCACGATATCGGCCCCGGTGTGGCCGTAACACACAGTCAGCACGCCGGCCACGTCGCGATAAGGTTCAAACTTGACGCCTTCAAGCTCAGGGATCATCAATGTGGCGATCGCCAGCGCGCCAGTGCCGGCCGCACCGAACAGCGTTTTACGCAGGGCAGGTGACATCGCCATTATTCGGCTTCCTTATTAAAAAGCCCGCGTTTCGCCGGCGGCTCGGTAATGAGGCCGGCGTTGACGCCTTTCTCATAGGCCCGCGTGCGCCGCCAGTCGAAATAGGTCTGCGTGAGATAGGTGATCAGGCCCAGGAGAAAACCGCCGATCACGGCTACCTGATTCCAGTCAACGTGGCGAAACCAGTCGATCAGCCCACCAGTGCATAAGCCGCCGGCAATGCAGTAGTTAATACCGGCGGCAATCTTTTCAGTCATGAGTTTCATTCTCCACCTCCCGCGCTGGGATTAATCCCACAATTGCAGGGTCTGAACCGATTCGGATTGAACAATGTCCGGTATGTCAACTGGGTAGCCGTGCGGCAATATCGGCCCCTGGTCTGCCAGACCTGGATTATTCAGCAATACTTGCTCGGTCACGTCCTGCGTCTTGCCGTAGTAGCGCTGGCACAGCGCATCAACGGTGTCGCCCTGGTGCGCATACACCTTCATCAGATCAGCTCTACCGTCATGCGCGGCAGCGATTGCAGGTCATTGATGGCCCAATCTGCATCGCGGCGGAGATCATCGATCGACGGTTCGATAGCGTCGGCGCGCTTTGAACCGCATGCCGTGGCGTCGAAGCTGCGAAAACGCTCGGTAACGCTGGCCTGAGTCAGACAGAACACGGCACGGCGATAAAGCTGCACGCGGGTGCTCTCGTCGTCCAGGTGATCGGCGGGAACTTGTTCCAGTTCGCTGTAGCCCGCCGGTTGTTGCTGCTTGCGCCAGTCCGCCAGCCGATCGTTGACTTCGTTGATGGCATTCCGCGCCGCTTCAAGCAGGCGCGGCTGGGTGATGGTGCCGTCCTGCCGCATGTCTTCGCGGTACTGTTTCAGGTCGATATCCGGCCAAAAGTCCGTATTTTTGATGATGGTGGTGGCCGGCGGCGTCGGCTGCTTGGCGATGTCGATTTCCAGCGCGTTGCCGGGCTTTTTGTCGCCGGGTGCGGGTTCTATTGCGATGCTGACCATGCGTTTTCCTGTTAGGTGGGCGGTGGACGGGAGCATTGATGCGGTTTAAACCTGTCGCGGCTCCCGTGCCGCCCTCGCCGGGGGCGATTCGGTTAACTTCCTGCCTGAATGACTTTTTCCAGCTGCTTGATATCCGTTTTTACGCCGGAGTTTTCATCTTTCAGCAGGGCTTTTTTCAGCATGTCCAGTGCCAGCACGGCATCGCCGTCCTGTCGCAATGCATAGCCAACAAACTTGAACAGGCGGGCTTTCACCCGATCAGGCATGTCCTGATTTGCCAGCAGTTGCTGCGCGCGTTGCAGCTGCGCCGTGTTCAGCGGCCGGCCGGCGGAAAGGTCGCGCTGTGCTGCGGCGGCGATCTCTTCAGCGAGCAGGCAACTGGTCGAGCGGTCGAAACCGTCGGGCGCAACAAGATCGTGCCGGATGGCGTATTCGCCGATATCCAGGGCATACTCCAACTCGCCAATATCCAGAATCCAGACCAGCACACGCATCAGGATCGCATCCTGCCGGCCTGCGTTGCTTTGCAGCACACCGGCCACCCACGGCATGTAGGTAGGCAGCATGCCGCGCTTCAACTCGGCTTTGGTTTCGTGGGATTCGACGCCGCTAAGCCGCGCCAGATCCTGATGCATTTTGAACAGCAACAGGTCGTAATTGCCCAGATGGCTCAGGCTTGCCGCCTCATCCAGTGAGGCGGACTGCTGCGCGGCAATGTAGTGCTTGTGTCTGCGTGCCGGGCTGCTCATGGATTAGCCCTCCGTGGTTTCCGTTGGCTGTTGCACTGGCTGCTGGCCGGCTGGTGCAGTGGCTTTCGCCTTCAGGATCTGGATGTTTTCGATCAGCGCCACACCCTCGTAGTCTTCAACGACATAGGCTTCGTTGACGGACTCGTAGTTTTCAATGCGGTCGCGCTTCGGGTTATCGATGATGTGGCGGCGGCGCGTGCCGTCTTGCCAGTAGATCGACAGGTTATCCAGTCGGGTGATGAAAATGGTGTTGTCCGGGAAGAACGGGACACGCACCGCCTGCAAGCCGCCCAAACGCTTCTGGCTGATGATGATATCGGCGGCCAAAGACTCGGTATTTGGCTGCTCCTGGTTGACGAGCGGGAAATACTTGTCCGCCAACAGGGAACGGCCAACAACGGCGACCAGTTCGGTGTCGTCCTGATACCAAGCGGCGATCAACTCGTTGACGGCATCCATCACCAGCGCATCCAGGTTGTGATAGTCGCCATCGGTGCCGATGCGAATTTTTTCCGACACGACGCTGCCATCCTCGCCCAGCACCTTATCCATCACCTGCCCAGGCGCGCCCTTGCGGACTTTTTGCAACCAGCCGATGTTGACGTCCTGCAACAGCTTGTTGAGGGTGATATCCGACGTTCTGGCGCGGCTGGTGCCGTTCCAACCGATCATGATGCGGTCGAGGCCCTGGCGTTTCACGATCTGGTTGCGAATACGGATCTGGAAGTCTTTGAATTTACTCCAGGCGTCCAGCTTGGAATATTTCAGCGCCGTGTCAAAGTTGGTCTGGGTACACACATAGCCCACTTCGTCAAGGCTGGTTGGATCCACCGGCTCACGTTCTTTGTCGTCGGTGTTGGTCGTGCTGGCGACGGGGCGGTCAATCCCCAGGCCGACTTTAGAGCCGCTTTGCTCGTCAACAGGAATGATGTTGACCTTCTTCAGAAAGCCGCTGCTATCCTGAATCTTGTCTTCCAGTCGCTGCGTTACCGTGGGGTCAACGGTGAATGTTGCTGCTACGTCTTCGGGGTCGATGTGGTTCAGGTTCGCAACCTGGCTCAGCAGCATTTTATATTGCTTGCGGGTATTCGGTTTCATTGATTATTCCTTGTTCCGGTCGTTTATGTCGATGCGGTGCTTGTTTTCGCCGACAGTCCGTTAGCAGTCGGTTAAGACGTTATCGCCACCGCCGGTAGACAGGTCGCGGCGGTGCGTGGATCGGTCAGAAGTGCTGAGGGTGCTTTTCAGCGCGGAAAGCTCGGCTTTCGCGTCTTTCAGCTGACTTTCCAGCGATTCGACGGTGGTTTGCAGACCGGAAAATGCTTCGATTTTGGTCTCAAGCCCTTGCTGGCGTTCTGCGACAAATTCCACCGCCTGATGAACGTCGGAAAAACGGCCGTCATCGGAGTGCTGTTTTTTGCTGAACATGGCCTTGATTTGGGTGAGAAGGTTCGGTTTTTCGGCGTCTGGCGCGTCAAACTCCATAACGGTTTCTTCCAGCGCCCCGAAGTGCAGCCCGCTGGTTTGCGCCAGGTTATTGGCGGTGAATTTCATGACTTCGCTACCCAGCGATGCCGGATTGTCGGTAAACGCCAGCCCGGTCAGGTAGGCTTTGCCGGTGTCGGCAAATTGCGGGTAATACTCGATACTGGTGTAAATTTTTTGCCGATCGTTGTTCAGCTTCACCAGTCCATCCGTCGCATCAACCTGCGCCATCAGCGCCAGCTTGCCTTTCAATTGGCCGGAGGTGATTTCCTCCGCCTTCAACGCGACGACGTCGCCCTGGGCCTTAAAGTCGCTGTTTGGAAAAATGCTCAGGTAATGCTCAAGGTTGGCGCGCGCCGGGCGGAATGCTGGCGAGAACGTTTCCGCCATTTCTTCGATATGCCGGCGTTCGATTTTGCGGCCGTCACTGGTCGCGCCTTCAACGGCGACGCGGAAATATTTTGATATTGGCATGGGTAAGCCCCGATCAGTCAGCAGATGGGCCGGTATTGGCCGTGTTTGGCCTATGTTGGCTGGGTCGGGATGACGGGACAACGCGGCGGCTTTGTGTGGTCGATGGCACAAGGCGCTTTAGGGGTGTTGGTTGTGGCGCGTAGGTAGCCTTTCGGTATTGAAACGTTGAAATTCAGGCCGATAAAGCATGAGCGCAATTACTATCAGCACCGATCTGGATCCCCGCCGTCAGGCCATGTACCTGTATTGGCAGGGGCTTCGGGTAACTCACATCGCCGAAATGATCGGGGAGAATCCCGTCACGGTACACAGTTGGAAACGCCGCGACAAGTGGGACGACTACGGCCCGCTCGATCAGATGCAGATCACCACTGCCGCCCGCTATTGCCAACTGATACTGAAACCGGAGAAAGAAGGGCGCGACCTTAAGGAAATTGACCTGCTGGCGCGCCAGGCCGAACGGCATGCGCGCATCGGCAAATACAAAAGTGGCGGCAATGAGGCCGATCTTAATCCCAATATTGGGAGCCGAAACGCAGGGCCGCGCCAGCGCATGCAAAAGAACGTTTTCACCGGCGAACAGCATGCCCGTCTGAAAGAAATCTTTCTCGAACAGATGTTTGCCTATCAACGGCGATGGTACGAGGCGGGGCTGTCGAAAGATTTTCGTATCCGCAACATCCTGAAATCGCGCCAGATCGGCGCGACGTACTATTTTGCACGCGAAGCCCTGATCGACGCCCTAGACACGGGGCGCAATCAGATGTTTGTTTCCGCCTCCAAGGCGCAGGCGCACCAGTTCAAAAACTACATCATCGCCTTTGCGCAAGAGGTCGATGTGGAGCTGCGTGGGGAAACGATCATCCTGCCGAACGCGGCGGAATTGCATTTCCTCGGCACCAACTCCAACACCGCCCAGGGCCGGCCCGGCAACCTGTATCTGGATGAATATTTCTGGATCCCCGGCTTCAAAAAACTGCGCCGCGCCGCATCGGGTATGGCGTCGCAAACCCGCTATCGCTCGACCTACTTTTCCACCCCATCGAGCATGACGCATGAAGCCTATTCCTTCTGGAATGGCACGCTGTTCAACAAGGGTAAGTCCAAGGATCGCCGCCGTGAAATTGACGTTAGCTATAAACGCCTGGCCGACGGCGTGCTCTGTGAGGACAAACAATTCCGCCAGATCGTCACCCTTGAAGATGCGTTGCGCGGCGGATGCGACCTTTTCGACCTCGACGAGCTGCGAGAGGAAAACAGCGATGAAGATTTTGACAACCTGTTTATGTGCAACTTCATCGACGATACATCGTCTGTCTTCCCGATGGGTGAAATGCAGCGCTGCATGGTGGACAGTTGGGAGCACTGGACGGACGTCAAGCCTTTTGCATTGCGCCCGGTAGCGTCGCGTGAAGTCTGGATCGGTTATGACCCCGCCAGTTCTGAAGATGGCGACAGCGCCGGGTGTGCGGTCATTCTGCCGCCGCTGGTTGCCGGCGGAAAATTCCGGGTGCTGGAGCGCCATCAGTGGCGCGGGATGGATTTTGCTGCGCAGGCCCGCAACATCAAGGCGCTGACCGAACGTTACAACGTGAGTTATATCGGTATCGACAACACCGGCCTGGGCCGCGCGGTGTCGCAACTGGTGCGCCAATTCTTCCCGGCGGTTAACGCCATCAACTACAGCCTGGAAATGAAAACCGACCTCGTACTGAAGGCCCGCGACGTGATCCGCTCCGGCCGCCTGGAGTTTGATGCCGGCGCGCTGGATATCGCTCAGGCGTTTATGTCCATCCGCAAGCAAATGACGGCCACCGGCCGGCGGACAACCTATGTCACCAGCCGCGCCGAAGGCGTCAGCCACGGCGATGTGGCATGGGCCGTTATGCACGCCTTATTCAATGAACCGCTCGAAGGGGCAACCGGTAGCAATACAGGTTTTATGGAGATCTACTAAATGAGCAAGCGCAACCGGGGCCGCAAGCATGCCCAGCCAACGACACATAAACAGACTGGCGCGCAACACGTTGAGGCGTTCACCTTCGGCGACCCGATCCCGATGTTGGATCGGCGCGAAATACTGGATTATCTGGAGTGCTGCGTCGTCGATCGCTGGTATGAGCCGCCAATCTCGTTCAACGGCCTGGCGAAGACATTCCGTTCAGCTGTGCATCACACTTCGTCTATCATGATGAAACGCAACATTTTAGTGAGCATGTTTAAACCTCACCCCTTGCTGTCAAAGCAGGATTTTAGCCGCTACGCTCTGGATTTTATGGTGTTCGGCAATGCGTTCATGGAGGCACGTTACAACCGCCTCGGCGGGATAATGAAGCTGGTTCCCAGCCTGGCGAAATATACCCGTCGCGGCGTCAACCCGGACTCATATTGGTTTGTTCAATCGTGGGCGGAGCCGCATCAGTTTGAAGATGGCACCATTTTCCACCTGCTTGACCCGGACATTAATCAGGAGATCTACGGCGTTCCCGAGTACCTTTCTGCACTTAACTCCATTTGGCTGAACGAGGCCGCAACGCTGTTTCGCCGGAAATACTACCTCAACGGCAGCCATGCCGGCTTTATTCTGTACATGAACGATGCCGCGCACAAACAGGAGGATATCGACAACCTGCGAAAGGCGCTGAAGGAATCGAAAGGGCCGGGTAATTTCCGCAATCTGTTTATGTACGCGCCTGGCGGTAAGCCGGACGGCTTGCAGCTTATTCCGCTGGCCGAGGTAGCGGCAAAAGATGAGTTTTTGAACATCAAGGGAGTGACGCGCGACGATCAGCTGGCGTCTCAACGCACGCCACCGCAATTGATGGGGATTGTGCCGAACAACAGCGGCGGTTTAGGGGATGTGGAAAAGGCTGCGCGAGTGTTTGCGATTAATGAAATGTCGCCATTACAGGAACGATTGTGCGAGCTAAACGACTGGGTCGGGGAAGAGGTGATCAGCTTCAATCTGTATGAACTGCTCAAAAATGACCAGTAAGTTGTTAACTTATTAAGTAAGTTGCTTGATGCGTGCAATATGAACCGCCGAAAGGCAGTTTTTGCATTCTTATGCGCTGCTATTCATATCACATCTATTAGCCGTGTGCTGTTGTGACATGTCACAGGCGTTTTTTTTCATTAAAATGTCGCGTCACACGGCTGTTGAAAATTAAAGTGTGACGTGGCAGGTTAACGCAAAGTCGCCCGGCATGCTCAATGTCGGCACTCAACCCGCAATCGCAGTTTTTGCAGAGATCGAAAGTGATTCTTTGCCAAAAAAACGCTGCATATCCTAAGTGCAACAATCCGCATAGTTCATTGCATACCTAATCACCCCTCAAAACCGCACCAGACAAGGCTTTACACACTTTTTCCAACTGCATAAAAAGTGAATTGTTAAGCATGCAGCGTGGGGGCGGGGGGGACGGCACGGAATAGGGGATCGATGGGGATCGTTTTCCCTGCCTATCCGCCGCAAACCTCACACCGCTTTCACCTGCGCATCGCTGCGAGGCGATCAGATTTGATGTGCGATCGTTGGTGCAAAGAAAAAGCGCCTCGATGTGTGGCGTATAGGCGCTTTGGTTGGGGCGGTAATGTTCAGGTTTCTATGCCGCTTAGTTGGTGTCAATCATTTTTGTGAATATTAATTCATTTTAATTGCGTCATTTGTATAGATGAATACTCGGCCTGGCACTCGGATATGGGTGAAGTTTGACGTTATGCCCGCAAGAAATACGTCTGAAAATAGGGCGCTAAATTATCTGGGTTATCAATGGTGATTCAATTACCATTTGGTATCAGCAATAAATTCAGGGCAGTAAGAGGTTACTAATAAATTCAAGAATTGCTTTGATGGTCTAAACAACTGCCTGGATACTAATGCTCCGTCAGGATGTTGCATGTTTGGCTCTTGGCGATCGATATCATAAAAGTTATGAGTGATTTCTTTAGCGTGGAATATTTTGGAATCTAGAGGTGTTGTGGCGAACGGGTTGTAGTAGATATGCAAACCGTCTAAATGTGTTTCTGTCCATTCAGATGAATGGCAAATAATTACATCTGAACCAAAAAATTGCTCATCATGGAAGAAACGTTGAGTGATGAGATAATTGAACCGGCTTAATCTATGAGCCTGCCTACCTTCTTTAGATACGAATTCGTTCACACACATGGTTTTATAACGGGTGGCCCTCACTAGCCTTGATGCGCCACTTTCAACGATGGCTTTATCAAGTGTACCGGTAGTTGAGAATATTACTGCGCTTATTTCTTTATAGGAATCATTCGTAAAAATCCCGACTTCAATAGGTGAACCATTGGGTTTGAAAGTTGAACTGACAGATCTCTGCTTACCAAAAGACAAATCATTCGAGTCAGGTGGCTCGATTCCAAATAGCACTCTGTTAATCATTGTGTTATTTTGGAGTAGAGACATCTTGCTATCAAATGGGGCTATGGCAATAACGAACGGCTTATCTTTCACATGATCCAGTGACGAGTAAGGGTTCTTTTTTTTCTCAGTGCCGATGAAGAGATCCTTCTTATCTTTCAGTTTGCCTATCAGTTTGGTGGTGGAGTGCTGAGCGTAGGTTTCCTCATCCATATACTCCTCTTGTCTAGTTAAAACCTTGCTTTTATCAGAAATAACGGCTTCGACATTGAATTGATAACCTTCAGGTGTAGTTATGCAAAAATCAGGCCTATCCTTTGTATAATCGACTGAATATCCCAACTCTTTGAATGATTTATTTAGATATAATTCCCAAAACGAAGAGTTAAACGTTGTCTGGAATTCGACAACAAATTTACGTTGCTCTCCAGATCTTTCCAGCAGGCCTTCTCCCCACGACTGGAGAACTTTGTGGACAGGTTTATAGTTTGGGTTTTCAAGAATTAACTTAAATTCTTCGCAAAGAGGTGCTTCTGTTTCAATGACATTGAAAATGTTCATTTTATCCCTTATAAGAAAAAGCTAGCAGCACATCTAATATTCTAGATGTAGAAAAGTTAGTTTGCAACTTTAAAAAATTAATGCCGTTTTTATATTTTTTTTCACAAGTGCGTGGCACATTTCCCAAGATGATTCTAGTGCGTACATTGTTTATGTTATTTATCATTAATCACAAGTGATGGATGACCCTAGGTATCCTAGCTAGCATCGACTGAATCGAAGATAGTGAACATCACTCTTCTCAATGATTATTGGGCTGAACGCGCATTATTATACGGACCAACTCGATAAACGTCAGCTTTTGGCGCAAAACTATCATTCAGATTGACTTTGGCCCAGGTTGCAATAACATTAACTCGAACCTAAGCTAAAACATGTCATTTCTTCGGTGCTGCTATTCTCGACTGGTGAAGGTTCTACAGCGTTGCCAGCATCAGCTTTTTGTAGCCGGTGGTCTGCCAACATTGCACATCCCCCTGCATACAACACCCGCCCGGCTCGCCTGGCAACGTGTCGCCGCATTTCCCGCAGCTACTTTTACGCAGCTCGGCAAGCTGTTTATGCAACAGCTTGTTGTCTTGCCGTATGAGGCCAATCAGGTATTCTGTCACATCATATGGTTCCCTCGCGATCCGGCGCTGCTGGCAACCTTCCAGAATCATCGCCATTTCCTGACTATCTAAGCGCAAGGTGATCGTGGTGATACCTGCCTCTTTATCCCGTTGTCGCTGCATGCGCTTACGTTCTGCGGCATTTATCATGTTATTTGTCTCCGTGCTGATGGGTAGATAGAAGGGCGCTCAGGATGGTAACCTGTTCTGATGATGGTAAGGCTCTATAATTATTGGCCCACCTTTCCGCTTTTCTCTTGATACGCTGGCGATCAATATAATCAGTACCCGCGAAGGTGTGACTGTAGGCGGCCCCTTCAGCAAAATTCATCCACAACTGTTCCGTGCGCGGGCCGCCGCGTGTCATTACTTGGAACTGAATAGATCGCCAATCACAAAGCAAATTGTCATATAGTGCCGATGGGTAGCCTGAAATCATCACGCTGGCTGGTATTTGTCGCAACGTGGCGATCAATTGCCGGTGATCGTCTTTGGTGTATTCATGGCGGTAACTAGCACGGCTTGTGCGTGTTTCTGGTAGATAGGGCGGATCAGCATAAATCAGTGTTCTGCCATGATGGCTAAAATCTTCTCGTTGCAAAAATCCAACTGCATCACCGTGGTATAAGTTCAATTTTGGTGGAGTTAACCCCTTATCAAGCCAGCGTGCGCGAGTTAGCCCAAAGGCGTGATCATCAAGATCAATACCTATATTGCATGCTGCTGGCGGCTTGTGAAACATCACCGCGCCGCTACCTAGGTGCGTTTCAATGTAGGTGTCATGCGGTGGCATTTGGCTGATGATCGCTTGATATGCACCACTTGCGGCTTTACTTCCTAAATACCCCATATCGATGAATCTCCATAAGTTGTAAATAACTTGGCTGCAGCACAGCTGTTCTCACCTGGGCCTGTGGCGGTACCACATAGACATAGCTGGCTGTATTGCCTGGTAACACAGTCGCTTTTGCCTATGATCGATACCTAATGGCCACAAAAGACGTTTTCGTCTATGCGAACGGCCAACATAGCTATTAATGACTATCAGCCTTCCGCTGTGCTGCATCTTTCCACCTTTCGATCAGGCTGCTGGTTTCCCTGCGTGATATTGCCTTGCGCCATGGTTCGAATGTTCCGCACCGGATGATCTCCCCGGTGTTGAGGTTGGCGCGGTAGACACTGTCGAGTACGGTCACTTCATTACCTTGGGCAAGCTGCACAGCCTGCGGCTTGCTCACTGGTACCCGCTTGATCTCTGCCCAACGTTGCACCTGTTTAGCCAATACGGCGATCCCGGCTGTAACCGGTTGTTCTGCCTGCCGGATTGTGTGCGCCGCACGTAGATAGCTGTCAGCCCTGCTGCGGTCATAATCTGAACACTCACCACTAACAATGGCTCGCGCCAATGCTTCAAACTCATCAGCAGAAGATTTTTGTCGCCGAGGCTGGTCACTGTGCAAGCTGGCTTGTAGCTGTTTTCGCTGCGCCCTGGTCAATTGACCAAAGGCCAACTGTTCGGGCTGATTATCTGGCGGATGCTCACCACCCGGATCTGTATGTTTTTCGTGCTCAGTACAGTTATTGACAGAACTCCAAGGGGCGGCGCTGCCGCCTGAAAAACCAACGTCAACGACCACGCCGTCAACGCTCTGGTGCTTTGGCACAATTATGTATTGAGTGGTGCGGGTGAATATCAACGATTCGCTGCCCGTCATCGGGCAGTAAATACCGGTAATTCTCTGGACGTCATCGCCGTAGGCATTGCCGTTTTCGGTGGTTTCATAGTTCAGACGGATACGCACATTATCGCGCTCAACCAACGGGCCTCCCTGGGCTAACACGTAGTTATCCCATTCTCCTGCATCAGCAGCCTGCCGTGCGGTTTCCAGTTCAGGGTGTAACACCAGTTCACGATCGCCCAGGCGGCGAAGTTCGCGGTATACCGTGACCGGCGCACCGCCGATCTGCTGAAACTGACGAATAGACCAGCGCGACGCCCACGCGCTAACACGGAGTGACATTTCTTTCAGGTCTTCCCCGGTTTCGTCGTCCTTCTCGCCATCCAGCGCGAAGCCGTCGATATTCTTGGAAATGTATTTCGCTATATATCCGGTAGCGCTGCCGTGGGCTTCATCGATTGGCACAACCTGAAAGCGATTTTCCTGCGCTCCCGGTTCGTGGCCGTCTTCTTTCAGGGCATAGGTACGGAAGATTTCGCGCGCCTGCTCGACGCATTCCGGGCGCATAAAAAGAAGTAAATGCCAGTGTGGCGTTGCATCGTGGTGCGGTTCGACCACGCGGAAACCAAAGACGCGGATCCCTTTTCTCTTCCACGCTGCACGGGTTCTCGCCCAGACCTTGCAAAGATATTGCTGCGTTTCGCGCGGCGACGCGCCACAGTATTTATTATTGCGGCACCCGTTATGCTGCATGGAGTGGTAATGGGAAGGCGCTGTCAGTGTGTAAAAGTCACCGGCCAGCCCTTCCAACTTCGCCAGATCCTCAAATCCGCGCATTCTCGTCATGAGTTCGCGGCGACGGTTGGCCGGATTGGCGACACTACCGGCGACTTTATCGATAAGTGAAATGCGCTCGCCCGTGTCCTGGTCTTCCAGCTCCATAGCCTTAAGGTATTCACGGTTAGCCTTTTTCTGGGCCAACCATTCCGTAAGGCACGGGGTGCTACTGTATGGGGAGGATTTTTTCTGGACGTATCCCGCTGCAATCATCAAATGCTCACGCCAACGGGCATGGATACGGCGCAGGCGGTTTAACCACCACTGTGGTGACTCAAGACGAAGAACCGCGCGTAACGCGTCCTCCGCTTCCAGTTCTTCATTGCAATACGCTGTCCAACTGGGGATCGGCGTTTTCAAATGCACCGCCAGCGACGCAATACGGCCATAGCCAGAAAGCGCCGCGAACTCAGGATCGCCAGTGCGCGCAAGCTGGTGATCGGACTCGCGTATAAACTCGCTCGTAAAGATATCGGAAAGCGTATAAGCCAGTCTTTTTAACTCTTTCTTCCCTGCCCAGAGCATACGGAAAAGCTGATCGCGGATTGTCAGAAGGATGCCAGGCATCACGCTATCAGGCTGGTAAACGCTATTCACGCTATCAATACGCGTTAATACATGGCGCTCAAAGGTGTTAATCAGCCAGTGATCTGCCGCTTTGCGGTCTTTCGCGTCCAGCGCGTCCAGCTTCGCGGCAAAGTGGCGGCGGATATACTGCGGAAGAGAAGCGAGGCGGCGGCGCAACAGCTTGCTTCGCTCCGGCTTTTCGTTCTCTTCGTACAGATTGGCGATATCAATATGCTTGCGGGTGCCGTCCGGCGTCAGGTAATCGAAACCACGGCAAGAAGGAGACAGATCATGGCCAATTGCCTGGCCTGGCTTATTCCATGCGTAAGCATACCGGGTAGTATCAACAGGGCTACCCGGAAAAGGTGGGGGCGAAGAAGGAGCGCAACGGCCACGGGTTACCGTGGTCATTGCACACTGTCCAGATATGAGGCTATGAACGCTTCGGCGACCGGCGCAACGATGGCATTACCGTAGGCGCGTAGTCGTCCCACTCTTGCGGAAGCCCCATCAGCCAGCGGGAATGTGCCGGGTTCAACTGGCCGCCACTTTTCATCCCGGCAGAAGAGCCAGTCAGCATTTCGCCAGAAGCTGTTAGTCGGCAGGGATGTTTGCAGTACACTATCTCGTGTATCTGGTCTTTGAGATTCGAGCAACCGCCTTTCTTCCTCGCTTTCGCTAATGCTTTCCGACATCTCATCGGTAAGATATCCATTGTGTTGGGTGTTGCCCAGCCCGCTAACCTTGCCGCGCCCGCCAGATTTTGAAGCCCCCTTGGCGTCTCCGGTTGTGGATTCGTATTGCATGTCGGTGTTGGCCAGCCGGTCAGCCACACCACTCGCCCCAGCAACGCGTTCAGCGGCACATTTTGGCATTCCTTCCCATCTTCCCGTGTTGTGGGTGTGGGCCACCCAGTAGGCACGGTCTCGGATATGCGGCGCACCGACGCCCGCAGCCGGGAACGGGACAAGCCCGAAGGCGTAGTCCATGGCTTCCAGGTCAGCTTGTACAAGGTCGAACCAAGCGTTCGCGTTACCGCTTGCAACCTGCTCGCCAAAGATGCACTGAGGGCGGCACTCGCTGATGAGCCAGTGAAACGCAGGCCAGAGGTGCCGCTCGTCATCAAACCCATGGCCTTTGCCTGCCGCGCTGAAAGGCTGGCACGGACAAGAGCCTGTCCAGACCGGCTTTTCATCTGGCCATCCGGCGTTGCGCAGGGCATATGACCAGACGCCGATCCCGGCAAAAAAATGGCATTGCGTGAATCCTTTAAGGTCATTTGCAGTAACGTCCTCAATTGAGCGAGTGTCAACGACACCGGGGGCAATATGCTTGGCGTCAATCAGATTGCGCAGCCATTGGGCCGCAAAGGGATCGATCTCGTTGTAATAGGCCGTCACAGTCATGCCCCCTCTGCACACTGCCCGCAGCTTTCACAGATCCCGCAATCGGCCTGATACTCGTCAAGAATGCTGAGTCCCAAAGTGCCGATCACTTCTTTGGCCCTCTGGCGGTTGCTGGTGTCAGTGCTTACAGAGCGCTGCACGTTAATTTCATGCAGGCGGAAGCGGTGGTAAATCTCGCGGGTGGTTTCGGTGTCGCTGTTGGAAATGACAACCGGCACGCCATATTTGCGATTCACTTCCAGCAGATCCGCCGCTAACTGGCGGTGATGGCTCTCTGTGAATGGCTCGGTGTGGTATTGGGTAAAATTGGCGGTATCGCTGGCAGGCAGGTACGGCGGATCACAGTAAACGAGAACGTCGCCACCAGTGACGACCTGTAGGGAACGTTCAAACGGTACGCAAAGAAATATTGCCTTAGTGTCATTGGCCTTTTCGGCAAACAGGCGGATTTCATTATCAGGAAAGTAGACGCTTTTATACTTGCCAAACGGCACGTTAAATCCGGTCTTCTTGCTGTAACGGCAAACGCCGTTATAACAATGGCGGTTCAGATAGAGGAATTGCGCAGCGCGTCCAATATTCTCCAGCGTGTGCGCACACTTACGTGTGGATCGCCTTTGAGTGTTGAAAGCAGTGCGAATTTTGCCGTAGCCCTCGGCATCGTTGAACTTTTCAAATATTTCCTGCGCGGTTTCGATAACCAAATCCATGTAACTTGTTACGCAGCGATACAGGTTAATCAGATCCGGGTTGATATCGGCCAGCACATAGCGGCGGTATTCAGTCGCAAGAAATACCGAAGCGCCGCCTACGAACGGTTCGATCAGGCAGTCAGCTTTAGGAAGGTGTGGCAGCAGATCAGGAAGGACGCGTGATTTACCACCCGCCCATTTGATGAACGGGCGGATCATAATATTGGCTCCTTATCGGCTGTCAGGCGTTGCCAAATCTCCGAAACGTAAGCCACTTGGTGTAACGCATCATCAAGCGCAGTATGCTGAACGCCTTTGAAAATAAGATTATACTTTTGGTCATAACCCAACCCGCGCCCCATTTCTACTACGGTACGAACATCAAGATCCCTCCACCAATCCCACGGTGGCGTAATGCCGACGCGCGCATAGGCGGCGCGTAAAATCACGCAATCGAATGACGCACCATTACCCCAAACACGTAAATGCTTCTTCCCAGCAGGCTGCTGATTATCCTTGATAAACTGGCATAACTGCGATAGCGCCCGGCCAACAGGCAACGCTTCATCGTTAACCAGTTCTGCACGCGCTTCACTGCTTTGCTTCAGCCACCATTTCATGGCGTACCCGTCAGGTTTAGCCCCTAACGCCATATCGCTGGCAAAATCCACGCGAACATAAAAACGGCCCCCGGTGCAGCCCGTTGAAGGCTCAAAAAAAACAGCACCTATAGAAGCTATTGGCGCGGTTGAATCCGTTCCGAGCGTTTCGAGATCGATCATTAAGTGATTCATGGCGGTTAAACTCCGTATGGCGATGAAGGTGGAGCAGGACGCAGCAATGCCGAAGTCAGGCGCTGCCGCATGTCTTGAATGAAACAGGTCACTGAGGGATCTTCGGGGGAGAGCGTTAACTTACCACTCCCGTGGGTCTTGATCGTCAATCCCTCACGCTCAATCGTTGGTAATAAAACGTTCAGGATGAAACTGTATTGGTCACGTTTAGTCATAATTTGAAGCCTCATTAAGCTTAAGCTGCCGCCTTCCAGCAAGAAGCAAGAAGCGAGCGGCATAACTACACACCACTAAAAGGAAATATCGATGGATCAAAGATAAAAAATCATCGAATGCCTCAAATCGCTTGATACTCTGCTAAATGAATCACTTCCAACAACCAGCCACGGAGGCAATAGAGAACTTCGGGGAATACATGATGCGGTAAGCATCAAACTAAAAAAGAAATACCCGTACACACCGATGGATTTTATTGCTGAGCCTTTCTGAACGAAGGCCGGTTATCCGGCCTTAATCGGCTCGTCTCGTAAGTGACTCAAATGTTTTTAATACCTTCGATAAGTGCCATGGCCTGATTGTTTTTCCTAGGCCTCTGACTGACGCTTCAGCCGCTTCCATGAGATTAATAAAGTCTTTTACGGTTAACTCATCCTCAATTGCGGAGACTGCCAGACTGGCATCATTGCTTTGTGCTAGCTGCTCCTTATATTTCTGGCACTTCGGAGTTGCCGGATAGTCAGGTGATTGCGATTCGTTTAGATGCCACTCAATCGCGCGACCTGATTGCTCAATTAAATTATCAAAAAGATCAGATCTAATAGCTGATGCCTTTTCGTTGAAATATGAAAAGGTTGAGCGTGAAAAAAGTTCAGAGGCATTGGCAATCCTGCTACGTATTACTAGCTCCACTGAACACATATGAAAAACAAGATCTGGCTCTTCTTTATCCAGGTCTTTTTCTTTGCTGGACATACTTACCTCCACTAATGGGTGAGTAAATTCGCCATCACTTAACAAAGTGACGACAGGTAGAAAAAGATTTATCTGTTACTTAATGACTACAGCAGTTTTCTAAAAAACCCTGCCAAGTCATTAAATAAACCTTTGTTTATCTTCTTCGTATAAACAAACTTACTCATACCTTTAATGAACCGTACCTTATTTGGCTCTGGCTTAAAGAAACGCCCATCAGGGCATTCTATCCAGCCGCGAGTATTGCGGTAGTGCGTAACCTGACAGCCTTGTTTAAGCAGGCTGGCAAGTGATGGATCGTTACTTTTCATATCGCATACCTGTTACAGTTGCCTGCGTGCCTTGCGTTCTACTTCTTCACGGCGGGCCTTAAATTTAGAGAACGCTTTTAATTTCTGCTGTCTTACTTTTTCACACCGCTGCCTGATTAGAAACTGAATTAAATTAACAATCAGCACAGCAAAAATAAATATGCCGAAAATCATTTCAATTTTCATAACTTTTTCCACCCTTCAGCCTTTCAATTGTTCGCATTGCTTCAGCTAAGGTAAAGTCACGGCCATAATAATTATCGACACCGCCTTTATCGGCCCATTTGTTAATTAAATAACTATCTCTCTTAATAAAATTTCTTGGCGACCTACGGATAGTGAATTCAGCCGTATACACATAAACGTTTTTGCCGACCTGAACCAGCCCAGGAATGCTACCTGCATGTGATCCGTGCTTTGAATAGCGCTTTTTCATTTTATTTAATACTCCATTATGCTCATCGGCTAATTGCTGCATGTTCTGCGCTATGACAAGCTCATCCAGGGTTGTAGCCGATTCAGCGTCACCCGCCGCCTGCGCGGTGCTCAGCAATCCCTCAAGGCCAACGCTCAACCGAAAGGCATAGTCGTTCTGAGAGAATTGGCGCACTTCTTCAGCAACTGCGGTAACGGCGCGCATGTTCTCGCTTTTAAAGCGGTACTGCTGCAACAGATCGTTAACAAGGATGCTGTAGGCAAATTTCATGCTTGCCACCTAGCGTTGTGTGTAGAGTTGTTCGATATAGCCGGTTGCCAGTGCTTGCGCATCGAACAGGCCGAACGACTGATCACCAAGGCTGATTTCATACCGTGAGATCGGATTGGTCGCCGTTCTTGGCCTGTGGGTGATAACAAACCCGCGATAGCGTGACGCGCTGCGGCTTATTTTGGTGATAGCGTGTGTTGTGCTTTGCATGGTTCGCCTCAACTGTTCTCTATCGCGTCTTTGAGCATGGCAACGAGGTTTACTTCTACCCGGTTTTTTGCGCACTTTTTCGGGCGGATAATGATCCGGCCATCCCTTACCATGGCGCGACAGGTGCTTAACGGGATTTTCACCATATCGGCATACGCTTCTAAGGACACATATCCTGTAGGGACTGTGATGTTGATAGTGGTATTACCCATGCGTCCCCCGATTATTCAGAAGCAATTGCTTCCATTCCGCGCAGATGAACCAGGCGCGCCATGCTTGAGACTGAACGGCACTCTTTAGCTGCAAGTGATTCTAATCTTTCGCGTTCTTCGTCTGACAAGCGCATCGGAACGGCTTTTTGTGACGCGATGCCCTTGGGCAGGCGTGACCGCTGATCGTGATTGACTTGTTTCATAGTGCTATATTGTGATCCACTAAGTTCCTGTGCAAATCAATTTAAGGAAGTTTTATTCCTATGTCAACATGCGGAAGGGAATTATTATTCCTCATAGCTGCAAGGCTACGTGAAGAAAGGGAAAAAATCGGCGAGAGCCAAGGTTCTATTGCGGAAAAATTTGGTGTCTCTACTCGCACCTGGGGGAAGTACGAGAGGGGGGAAACCATGCCTGATGCGCTGACCCTTTCGCGCTTAGGTGGAGAATTAGGAATAGATGTGACATACGTACTTACTGGTCAAAAAACACCGCATGCCGTGGATTCAATCTCTATGGAAGAACAAAAACTCATAGAAAATTACCGCGCTATGGATGAGGCGGCGCGTTTAAACATACAGGCGGTTGGTGATGCGTTCGCGCAATCGAAATTAAAGCTGAAAACAGGTAATTAAATAGGGATATTAAATGGAAACCATCTACTTTGTTTATATCAGTGCTGATAAAAAAGTTGCGGCATATGCAGTAAATAACCCCAGCCATTCCGAACGCTATGTACAAGGTTTTTCACCATCTGAATCAGGTTATAGAGCTTTCCGTAAAGATAGGTTTATTAAATCGTTTGAGCGGTTTGATGATGCTAAAAAACATGCTGACTTAATAGCCCCTACTATTGATGCTTCACAATATATTTTTCCAGAAAAAAGACATGATTCATTAAGAAAATATGATGCACCTGTGTTTGATGGTGAATTTGAAATCTACTTCACTGGATTCAAAAAAGCTGATAAAGATCGATTGATTGAGCGTGCAAAGCTGGCAGGCATGATAGTTAGAAGTGAGGTTACAGTAAATCTCCACCTATTATGTTATGGCTATAATGCTGGTACTAAAAAGATGGAGTTAGCGCGTATGAAAGGGACAATAGTACTTAATGAAGATGAGTTATTATCACTGATTGAAACTGGCGAAATACCAGATATTTATTCTTAAATTATGAGGGCCATAAAATGACAGTAACTAAACTGCCATCAGGAAAGTGGCTCTGCGAATGCTATCCCTATGGAAAAGCCGCAGGAAAGCGGGTGCGGAAGCAATTTGCAACAAAAGGCGAGGCGCTTTCGCATGAGCGGAAACTTTTGGCCCAAAGGAATAAAACTGAGGTAGAGATCGGCGCGGTAACATTAGCAGAGTTGGTACAGCGCTGGTATGACCTGCACGGCAAGACGCTTGAATCCGGCGAATCTCGCTTAGCAAAGCTGGAGGCAATTTGTAAACGTTTAGGTGATCCGCTGGCCCACGAAGTTGATAAAAATATGTTTGCTGTCTATCGTGAGCACCGTCTTTCTGGCGAATGGATGGCAAAGGGACGGAAGACCGTGAAAGAAGCCACAGTTAACCGTGAACAGTCATACCTACACGCCGTGTTTTCTGAGTTAAAGCGCCTGGGTGAATGGGAAGGCGGCAACCCGCTTGATGGAATACGCCAATTCAAGGAAGGGGATCAGGAATTATCATTCCTCTATGAGGATGAAATTAAGCGGTTGCTGGCCGCTTGCGATGAGTCGGAAAACAAAAGTCTTGGCCTGATTGTGCGGGTTTGCTTGGCTACAGGTTCGCGCTGGGGTGAAGCCGAAGGCATGAAGCAATCTCAGGTATTGCCTGGACGGATATCGTTCATCAATACCAAGAGCAACAAAAATCGTACCGTTCCGATCTCAAAGCGCTTACAAGAGATGTTGCCTAAAAAGCGTGGTGAGTTGTTTTCGCCTGCATATGATGCTTTCAAGCATGCACTGAAGAGGGCGGGGATCGAACTGCCTACAGGTCAGCGCACCCACGTTTTGCGGCATACATTCGCGTCACATTTCATGATGGGGGGGGGCAATATTTTAGTGCTGCAACAGATCCTCGGTCATAGCACCATCATGATGACTATGCGTTACGCGCACTTTGCCCCAGACCATTTGGAGGCGGCATTATCGCTTAATCCATTTGATAAGGTTTCTGATTAAAAACACCTTGAAAAAGTGGCTCCATAAACCGACAAACAACAATAAATAGCAACTATAGATAATTGTAAGTCACTGACTTCTAATAACTCATTGATTTTAAATGGTTATCGATATTTTTTAAAATCCCTCGGCTTATGGCTGTGCGGGTTCAAGTCCCGCCCCGGGTACCACATTGATTTATAAAGATAAATTAAACCGCCGAGAGGCGGTTTTTTTGTGCCTGCAAAACGCTAAATGGCAGCGTGACGGCAGCAAAGGTTTTCACCCCGAAGACCTTTCATGATCGTCCATGCGTCATTGACTGATACCCGATAGATGCTAACATGTGCTTACGGTATACGCCATTGACGCATAGATGATGATATTTATAGAGACTTCAATTTTTACAGAGGATGTTTTGACGCTGCTCAGCGATGAAGAGTATCGAGAGTTTCAGCTTTATCTCGCTGCAAACCCAACCGCTGGCGATGTGATCTAAGAAACCGGGGGATTGCGCGAGGTACGCTGGGCCTGCGGCGGCAAAGGGAAGCGAGGTGGTGTACGGGTAATTTATTATCACAAGTTGTCCGAGTCTCAGATCCGTTTGCTGGTGATCGACAAAAAGGGCATCAAAGATGATTTATCTGCGGATGAAAGGCGCATCCTTCGCGCATTGAATGAGAGGTGGTAACTATGGACGCTAAACTGTTCGATCGCTTGAAAGAAAGCATGGCGCAAATGAATGAAATTATTGACGGTGAGCGCGCACCTTCTCGTGAGTTTCAGGTTAGCGCTGTGCAAGTTAAAACCATTCGTCAAGCGATGGGGTTATCTCAACCCGTTTTTGCTGCGCTGATTTCTGTCAGTGTCGGGACGCTCAAAAATTGGGAGCAGGGCAGACGTGAACCAACCGGCCCAGCCAAGGCGCTATTGCGTGCGATTGAACGAGATCCGCAACATGTACTGCCGGCACTATCCTCCAAGTGA